CGGCGTACCAGCATAAAGGCCGTAGCCACCCGCTTTGCACGGACTAGCCCCATGCCGTTCATGGTCAGCTGGCCGTTTTCGTCGTAGTCGAGGTCGGTAATGTAGACCTTGTCTTCGCTGCGTGTGCGGGGAACCCCGGCGACGATGCCCTTTTTGGGGTCCGAAGCCCAAGCCATAAGCCGGAAGATATCGTCCGCCTCGAAGTTAATGTCGGAATCAATGAAGATCAGGTCCGTGCAGTCGGACTCTAGTAGGTCCTTAGCCAACAGGTTGCGGACCCGGGAAACTACCGAGCAACCGCAGATACTGCCTATCTGGATATCTACACCGTGCTGGCCTGCGGACTGGGCAAACTTAGCCAACGACACTGCCAACTTCAAGGAAACCTTGAAATCGTAGGCTGGCAGGGCGATGAAGAGACGCCTTCCCGCTAGTTCGTAACCCTTGGTTGCCGCCACAGCATCACCCGTAGAATATGGTTGCGGTTAAGTTAGCAACCAGACCCACGTAGATACCGTTTTCGGCAAGAATACCTTCCCCGGGGATATAGACGTTGTACGCCGCAGGGTAGTAGGCATCTACTTCCATAAGAATCTGCGCGTACATCGTCACGTTGCCGTTTGTAGTCAGGCTCGCCGTGGTAACCGTGAAGGCGTTAGCACTGGTAACAGTAACAACATAGACGTTATCTACAGCGGAACCACTGGTGAAATCTAGCCAAACTCTATCGCCAGTAGCCAGACCGTGGGCGGTAATAGTTACCGTACACGTAGTAGAACCGGGGATATTGTAGGTACCTGATAGGGTAGTATTATCCGCAAAAATAACGTTCCTAGTAGCCGCCGTGGTATTAGCAGAGACAACGACCCCCTTCAGGCGAGTACGGTAGTTAACCGCAACACCTGAAGCAGACGAATGCTCAGACTTGACATCATATTGCATACCCATTCTGGCCCCCGGTTACGAAGTGGCAAACGGGGTGGCGATGGTGCCTGAACCAATTACCACACCCGAAACAGCCCACATCGTGGAGTTCAGCGCCGTAACCGTGACGTAAGAACCAACAATACCACCCTTAGTCGTACCGTTTAGGTTAACCGAGCGGATAGAGGTGCCGTTAGCCGCGAAGCCGTTGACCGTGTCGGTGGTGTCCGTGTCGATAACCAGCATGGAACCCACCAAATACTGCGACGCAGCGGTGATGATCTTCCAAGTCGTGGCAGCGGTTTCCACCAAGAAAGTGAAGCTAGCGCCAATATTATTCAAGGTGTTAGGGTCGCTACCGGGACCGGACGAAACCGGGTCAGCCGTGGCATTGAGCGACGGCAGGGTGATAACCAGCGTAGCGTCGTTGGTGCGGATAATACGGCCAGCATAAGTGGCGACATCCAGCGTAATGGTGTTCGTGGCGTCGGGCAGGTTAATGACGCTGCCGGGGCCCTGCGTATAGAAGCCGTTCAGCGAACGGACGGGACCCTGAAAAGTCGTAATAGCCATGGAAATTCTCCGTGTTGTAGCACATCCCCACACCGTCTCTACAACGTCTGCTAGGACAGTCGGTGCGGGTAAAGGACCCTAGATATCTAAAACATACAACCTATTAGAAAAAAGGGAAGGGGTTTTATCCCCTTCCCCCTAATCTTACTTAGGCACCAGCCGAGCCGTACATGCCCAGCGGGTCAGACCAGCCGAACGAATAACGCTCACGGGCCTTGTAACGAACGTTACCGGTGTCGAAGTCGCCGTCCATGCTGTTCGCCATGGGCGAACGGACGAAGTGCTTCAGACCATTCGGGACATCCGTGGTCAGGAACCAAGCATCGGTGTCGGTCAGGAAGTGGTTAACAGTGTAACCCTCCGGGATCGAACCGTTGCTCTTCAGAGCGTTGATGTCGTTATCGGCAGTGCCGGTGCGGAGTTCAGTCTCCAGCAAACGGGTCGAAACGAACATCAGGCTCGGCGGGACAACCAACTTACGGGGCTTAGCTGCGATGAGCAGGCCGCGTTCATCCGTCCAAGCCGCGATCTGAATTACGGCAGCTTCGAGGCTGGTTTCATTCAGGTCGGCAGGCGTAGTCGGAATGTTGGAGTTGGTACCACCGGAAACCAGCGGATGCGAAGCACTGAACAGAGCAACACCATCACCACCCGGATAGGAGGCGCTGAAGCCGTTGTTCAGGATTGCCGCAGCCTTGGTCTGCTTGGTATACGCCATGGCACGGGCCAAAGCCTTGGTGTAACGCGAAGACAGAGAATCGTAGAGGTTGTCCTCAATCGCTTCTTCCGTCAGCGAGAAACCCAGAGCAATCGTCTCGTGGTTGTAGCGGGCAGTGAAGACTTCCTGCGCATTGTCATACGCAATGGCAGAACCTTCGTTCTTAACCGGAGCAGCCGAAAAACCGGACAGCTTGGTTTCTTCTTCGAACGAACGTTCCGAAGTCTCGGTATCAAAGATTTCCTTATGCTCTTCGCCGTAACGAGCATATTCCAGACCGAACAGGGCGTTCAGGCCGGGAAGGAGTTCCTTAAGAAGTTGTGCGCGTGAAATAGCCATTTGTCATGTTCTCCTTAAACGCCAGTAGCTTGGGTATACTGGTGCCCGCCAACAGCGCCGGTTGTCGGCACATTCCACTTCACGATCACTTCGGTGTAAGAACCGGGGTTACCCGCAATAGCGGTGTCCGGGATCACGTCGATGATGCGAATGGGATACGTGTTGGTGGTAGCCGTGGTAGCCAGAATAGCCACCGCAGAGTTACCAGTAATCGTGGAGCCGACGTTCTGGACCAGCAGGGCATTGTTACCAACGCTGGTACGGTTGACGTAAGTGACCACAGTGGTACCAGACACTACCGCAACCTTGAACAACTGGTCCGGGTCATCCGCCACGAAGGCAACGATGTCCGAAGCGTTGACAGCGCCGGGATAGTACTGACGGAACGTCTTTCCATAGGTCGGGTCCGTATAGGAGCAACCAAGAAGAACGCCAACGGGAGTAGCAGCGTCCGTGCCAGTGTCCTGAACCAGAAGTCCGGTGTTCGCCAGCTTCACAACGTCACCATAAAAGATGGCCGTCGCGGAGTTGGAAGCAATCGGAATCTGGCGAGTAGCACCAGCAAAGACCTGCCCGCCGATCAAGTTGATCGGGAGAAGCCCATAAGGGGCCGTAACGGAAGGGTATGCCATTATTTTCTCCTAGTTATTTGCCTTTGCCAAACGAGGACGAAGATTTCCTCTCGCTAAAGAGGGGCATCTTTGGATTGTTCTCGCGCATAAAATTGTTGTCTACAGAGTCGATTTGATCCCGGTTCTTCTTAGCGAAGTACTCGCCGCGTTGAGCCATGAACTCCTCGGGAATCTTGCAGAGCAACAATCCACCGACCTCAATGTTGTTCTTAAAACGACTATTGGGGTCTACCATCATTTGGAACTTGGGCTGTTCTTCGGCCTTTACTGGTTCCCAACCTTCACGCATCTTCGCAGATACATTGCTCGGGTCGGCTACATTCAGGTTCGAAACACGAATCCACCGGTACGCATATCCGGGCTCTTTATCCGGTTCGGGCAGGGCCGAAGCTGGCTGCCACGTCTTGGGACGCTCGGTCTGGGTACGGCTTTCAAGTTCGCGTGCAAGTCTGGTCTCGGCCATTTTAGTTCTCCAACTTCTGCATTTCCCGGGCGTACTGCTCGGGGGTTAAACCAAGTTTTCTCGCAATGTTTACTTGCGATTGTTTCAGCACGATCTTTTTGGAGGAAGTGCTGCGAGATGCTGGAGCAACTACTGTGGCAGCCCGTGATTCATTGCGCGAAACGGGCTTGCCGCCCCCGTTCGTCGGTTTTTCTTCCCCGAAATACTCCGGGAAACGGCGACGCATTGTTTCGTCAACGCGATGCCAATAATCGTCAGAGCCGACAAATTGCTTGCCGTTGTCTCTTTCTAGCTTCTGATGCAGCCCTAGTGCTAGGGATGTCATCTCCACGTCCGTACCCCACCACGGATTGCGCTCTTGCCACGCCATCGTCTTGGAGTCTGGACGAGGGATTTGAGCCACGTCCTGAGTATTTTGTATCTCATATTCTGGTTCTTGTAAAGTAGGTCTATAACCCCTGATCTGTTCCAGCCGATAACCGGCATTGGTCATCTTCTCCTGAGCTTCGACAACCTTGTCCGAGTCCCCGGACTCATAGGCTTCCTTATAAGACTTCTTGGCTGCGGCCATCTCCAGCTCGGCAGCGCTCTTATAGGTACTAACAAGCGTCTGTTCCCCCTGAGACAGGGTGCTTTTCAGGCGTCTGTTCTCGTCCAAAACCCTAGTGGCGAGGCTAATAGCCTCCTGATGTTCCCGTAGGGCGATCTCCTTCTCACGGCGCTCGTCGTGCCAGACCTTCTTCATCTGCTTCAGACGGGTTTTGACCTTGTCGGAGTACTCCTCCAACTCGTCAGCCTCTAGCTCATCAACCAGAGCCTTGGGCATCGGGGTCTTACCCCGGTCTTCCTGCGGAGTATCGTCCTCAATCTCGATTTCGGGCTTCTCTACCTCGAACTCGAAGTCGTCCTTCGGGTCTTTTTCTTTAGTATTATCAACCACTTGTGCCTCCTAGGCTCTGGAGATACCGCGAGGGTCTTCGACGATACCCTCCACGGAATCGTCGTTAATGATCCTGAACTCACGCCCGTGAATCTTCAGTCGGGTACCGGAATGGGGGCGCACAAGGACAAAGTCGCCCTCCTTGCACCAAGGGCCGCTGGGGAAGCGCTTCTCATCCTTATAGCAGTCGGGTCCCATCTTCAGGACAAACAGGACTGTGGTGAGGAGCTCTTCATGGTGGACGGTGATATCGGCCTTAAGGATGCCGCTATCGAACTTCTTATCCACTTCGGGGATAGCGCACAGAATACGGTACCCAGACGGGTCCGGTAGCTGCTTGGCTTTCTGTTCAGGCGTTTCGGGCAGTACGGTAGTGTCTTCTAGATTATCGGGGTTTGAGCCGACGAGAAGTTCAGTCATCTGCTTTATTCATCCTTTCTGCGGTTTCAATAATGGCATTATTAGCAATAAGTAGCCCCCGGATGATCCCGCAGGCGTACTTATAATCTCCAAAGTCTTTGGCCTTACCCATAGCCATGTCTTCGGACATTATTCGCTGTTCTTCCCGGAGTTTGTCCGAGAGATATTTAAGAACGTCGTCGCTCATTTAGGCTCCTTCTGTGTACCTTTTGTCTGTACTTCGGCTTGTTTGCGTGCCAGTTCGGCACGGTTCTTAGCAATATCAACGCCAAGACGTGCACCTTCTAAGTGGTGCTGGGCGTCTATGGCCTCCTTGGCCGCAAGGGTTTTTGCGTCAAGCTGTAGGTTAGCAATGCGCTCCTGAGTAGCGATGCGTTGACGGTCAATGTCTAGCTGGCCCGCCTTAGTAGCAGCGTCGTCCATAGCCTTCTGCTGTTTGAGCTGGCTATCCTGTTGAGCAAGATTATGTCGATCCTGAGCTTCCTGCTGCTTGATCTGCATTTCCTGCTGGGCAAGTTCATGCCTAGCCTGAGCTTCCTGCTGTCTAGCCTGAGACTCCTGCTGCTTGATCTGGACTTCCTGCTGCTTGATCTCAATTTCCTTCTGCTGCATCTGGACGATGGGGTCCTGCTGCGCCTGCTGAGCCTGCTGTTGTGCAGCTTCGGCTTGGTTCTTCTGGAGCAGCTGCTGGGCTGCGGCAGCGGCAAGGCGAGATATCTGAGTTTCTGTCTCTTCGCTCATCTCAGCGTCAGGTGCCGGGTACGGAACGCCAGCCTGTTCTTCAAGCTGCTTACGGTACGCAAACGCCAGATGTTCCTGAATATGCGCAGCGCCTGCTGCCATAATAGCCTGCGCCTGCGGGTTCTGGCCCATGAGCTTGGCAATCTTGGGGTCCTGCATAGCCGACGTGTGCACAGTGATATGTGCTTCGTGGTCCTGATAAATGAACGCCTTGACCGGCTTGCCGTTGAGGAGCGACATATTCTCACTGACCGGGTCACGCGGTTTCTCTTCGTCATCCAGCTTGACGAGCTTCTCGGCGTTCGGAATACCCAAGACTTCGAGCATCTGACGGTGCAGGTATGGCATGTCGTACAGCTGCGGCGCACCCTGCGCTAACTGCATCACTGCCTGATACTGGACAACCTTCTGCGCCATAGTGGACGCATTGGGGTCCGACACTGGGACCACGGTGACGAGATCGTAGTCACCCTTCTTAGCCCGGGGCGTACCGTCTTCAGGTTCGTAGTCGTACTTTTCCGGGGTGTAGTCCCGGATGATATCACGCAGCAGGATGAACTCCTGCTTCATGGCGTAGTGGATGCGGGCCTGCACAGCCGACATCACCTTGAGAGTCCGCTCAAGGATAGCGAGGGTCGTACCCACCGGGCTGTTGGCGGACATGTCGCTAACCTGCAAATCAGCAGCGCCAGCGAATCTACGGCCTTCATCAACGATGGTACCCAGCAGGGTATAGAGTACCTGCGACGGCTCCTTATACGGGAGCGTCATAATGTTATCTTTAATAGTACCTGAGGCTACGTCTACGTCGCGGAACTCCGCAGGCGCGATAGGAGTGTCGTCACCTTTAACGCGCAGACCTTTAGTCTTGAAACCACCGGGGAGGTTAGAAAGAGTACCAGCGTCAACAAGCTGACGGATAATGCTAGTACCAGACTTAGCAAATGCACCAATAAGATGAATAAGACCAAAAGCGTAAAAACCAAACCCCGGAATATAGGAGTAGTGAACGAAATGATTACGCTTCTGCTTCGTTTCATCATCGGGGTGCCAGTTCCTTCTAATAGCTAGAACGGTCTCTGTGCCCTTCTCGATAGTGATAACATAGGGCAGGGCAATGCCCGTCTCTTCGCCTTCGTCGTCCAAATCCGGATAACCGGGCAGGTCGATATCAACGTGCATCTCAAGAATCTTGAAGCGATCATCAGACGAAGCCCGGAAGCCCATCTTCTCAGCAATCTTCTTCTCGACCTCGTCAAACGTGTTGGTCGGATCACCAAGGTCCTCGTCCCGATAGAACCCAGCAGCCTGTAGCTTCTTGAGTTCATTGGGTGTCTTGCGCATGACGTGTGTAACACGCTCAGCGGACTGGAGATTACTAGCACCATAGGGCACGACGACATCTTCAGCCGGGACAAAGATAGAGACCTGCCGTCCGAGGTTCGGGTCGTAGTAGACCTTCTTGAAGGCGTTACCCGAGAGACCCAAGCCCCACAGCATCCGCTCATGTTCGGGGCGGTACTCGGCCATCACGTCGGTCAACTGGTAGTTCATGTCAGCAGCGACACGAACCGAAGCTTCCTTCTTCTCCGTGGTCTCCTTGCCGATAATCTGCGTCTTGACCGGACCAGCGGCGGGGAACGTACTCATCATGGTCTCGGCTTGGAACTTGACCAGTGCTTCGGATAGCAGAGGGTGGTAGACACCACACGCTCCCGGCCACGGCTCGGTGCGGTCTTCGACCTTCAAACCAAGCAACTCAAGGCCGTCCACGTAGGTCTGAATCCAGTCCTTACGGGCGCTAATATCTTCGTCGAACTCACCCAGTAGATCACCTACTAGGCTAGTCAGTTCCTTCTCGTCCATCTCTTCGGCAAGGTTGGCGTTGAACTCGTCGTCTTCCGCGTCACCCGGCTCCAGTTCGATCTCCATGTCGCCAGTCTTAATGCTGACGCTCTCCGGGTCCTCGATCTCAATTTCCAGATCGGGTTCCGTGTTTTCGAGGTCTTGGGGGCTTAGCCCAAGCGGGGCTTGGTTCAGTGCCTTGTCGATAGCCATTAGATTAGTTTCCTACGTTTGGCTGGGTTGCCATCGTCAAT